GTTTGAAATCGTTCTATTTGCCAGTTTTTAGGTTTTTTTGGGGCCGGTCGGCCCAGCCAAACGGGGCGACACTGGGGAACTAGGGAACATGGGAAGACGAACAGTAATTGAAACGCCGCTGCCTCCGGAGCCGCCCGCCGACATGCGCGGGTTCGAGGCCTGCGACTGGGTGGCCATCATCAAGAGCGCCCAGGACTCCGGCCTAATCCACGCTCTCGACCGCGAAGTGGTTTCGTGCGCCGCTCGTGCCCGGTTCCGGGTTCGGGACTGGGAGCGCAAAGTCGCGGCGATGGATGCCCGGTTCCCGGAGGCGGAGTCGGCCCCGAAAATCTACTTCACCGCCCACGCCGCTCTCCGCGCCGCCGAGACCCAGTTCGCCAATGTTCTGGCCCAACTCCTCCTGACCCCGAAAACCCGATCAAGCTCCCGGACTTCCGCCGAGGAGAAGTTCAAGTCGGCGGCCGGGGCCAAGGCTCCCAACACCTCCGGGAAGGGGGTCGAGGGTGGGGGCACCTCCCCGGGGCCCGAAGAGGACCTCCTCGAAGAGATGGAGAATGAATGACCGGGAACCCGGGGCCCATTGCCCAGGAGATCTCCCCGGCGCCCGCCCATTCCCTGAGTCCCGCGCCCGGCGCCTCCCGTTCGCTTCCTGACCAGGCACCCGGCCAGCTTAAACCGGATCCCGCCAAACCCCCCGGCGCCCTCCTTTCCCTCCCCCACTCCGAACGCTTCCGCCGCTTCGCAAGAAAACTCAAACACCAGAAAGGGAAACTGATCGGCAAGCCGATCGAGCTCGATCCGTGGCAGGTCGAGGGTTTTCTCAAGCCCGTTTTGGATAACTGCGACGAGGCGGGCGTCCGGATCATTGACGAGGCGTTTTTATTTCTGCCCAGAAAACAGGGGAAAACCACCCTGATCGCGATCCTTGCCCTCTATTTTCTTTTCCTCGACCGCTCCGATCCTCAGCCCGAAATCTATGTTTGCGCCTCCGACAAGGACCAGGCCCGGTTACTCTTCGATATCGCCGCCAAGATGATCAAAGGGTGTCCCGCTTTGTCGTCGCGTTGCCGGGTGCTCAAGGACGAGATTATCGTCCCTTCGACCAACGGCCTCTTAAAGGTTTTGCCATCCGATGCCCTGGGCGCCTTGGGTCTGAATCCGTCCGTTTTCATTCTCGATGAAGTCGTCGCCATCAAAAACGATGACCTGATCAACTCCGTCCGGACGGGGATGGGCGTCCGTGATGCTCCCCTTTCGATCTACATTTCCACTGCTGGCCCCCATGAGGAATCGGTCGTCGGGAAAATGGTCGAGCACGCCAAAGCGGTCAAGGCCGGCAAGATCGATGCCCCCAACTATCACGGCGTGATCTATGAGGGGGACCGCTCGCTCCCCTGGGACGATGAGGAGAACTGGAAAAAAGCGATGCCCGGCCTGGGCAAATCGGTCACCCTGGCCTACATGCGCCGCGAAGCGGCCAAAGCTCGCAACTCCGCCTCCAAAAAAGCGGCGTTTCTCACCTATTACCTCAACTGGTTTGATTCGACGCATATCACCGGCTGGCTCTCCCAGATGGATTGGAGCTCGTGCGCCATGCCCGCCGTCCTCCCGGTGGAGCGGGCACCCTGTTTTTTGGGTCTGGATCTATCGCGGGTGAGCGATTTGACAAGCGCCGCCCGATGCTACACCCAGGACGATGTCCTCCTTTTGCGCCAACACTCATGGATTCCATCCGCCGCCCTGGAGCGGGCCGAGCGGATCCCGCCCGATCTTTACCGCCGCTGGCAGGATCTCGGCTCTCTAACCATCCTCCCCGGCCTGACCATGTCGTTTGAAAGTCTCAAGGAATACATCCGCAAAATCTTCGAGACCGAAAACCTTCGGGAAATCATCTTCGACCCTTACGCGGCCAGCCCGCTAATCAACGAAATCGAAAACGAATTCTCCGGGGTCGAAACGGTCAAATTCCCCAACCGCCCCGCGCAAATGTGCCCCGCCGTCGCCACCTTCGAGCGGGCGACCCTGGAACGCCGGATCTTTCACGATGACGATCCGCTTTTAAAACACGCCATCGAAAACGTAGTGATGACCATACACCCCAATACCCAGATGAAATTCCCCTCCAAAAACCGCTCGGCAGGAGTCCGGATCGACCCCCTCACCGCATCGCTCATGGCTGTCGAACGGGCCCTCATCTCCAACCCGCTTTTGTCGGGTTCGGAATTTCAATTGCACATCCTTTGATTTTTTGCAATTCCGGAGCCGCCCACGCGGAAAAATTATGGCCTCCATTCTTTCGATTGGGCGTTCCTTTTCCCGATCGTTTCTTTCCGGCGCCCGGTCTTTGGTTTCGCGATCCGTCACGACATTTCGGCAAATCTGGGATCGCTCCGCCGCCTGGGCGGGAACGATCAACGGCGCCCGTAATAACGCCGCGCAAATGCTCCAGATCTCCTCGATCTATGCGGCCTGTCGGGTCATGGGGGGCAATTTCGCCTGTCTTCCCATCAAGGTCGAAAAGCGAACACCCCACGGCTATGTCGAACTCGAAACCCACCGGTTCCAGCGGACATTCGATTTTTCCCCCTGCCCGGGAATGACCCCGTACCAGTGGCTTTTCGGGACGGCGGTTTGCGCCATCACTGAGGGGTCCGCCTACGCCCACATCGAACCCCAACCCGATGGCTCGGTCGACATCTGGCCGATCCCCCCGCGTTACGTTTTGCCGATGAATGAAAACGGCCAACTGGTCTACAAGATCATCAACCCTCAGGGGGGCGGAACGACCGACCTCTATCCCTATCAGATCCTCCATTTCCGCTGGTTCCCGCACGATAGCTACAACGCGCTTCGCACCTCGACCGAACTTTCCGATGTCATTTCCACAATGTCGGCGGCCAACGAATTCGCCCGAAGCTATCTGGAAAACGGCCTTTCCGTGGGCGGGACCATCGAGGTCCCCGGCAAACTCGACCCGAAAACCCGCGACAAACTCCTGGCCGAATTCCGGGATAAATACGCGGGCGCCGCCAACGCGGGGCGCCTGGCCCTGTTGGAGGGGGGGTGGAAGTTCTCCCGATTTACCCCCTACTCGCTGGGCGATGCCAAACTTTCCGATGTCGCCACCTTCGCCGCCGAGGAGGCCAGCCGCATCACCGGTTGCCCCCTGTCGTGGTTGGCCCACCCGGCGACTATCTCCTCGGTGAATCCGGAAATCAAATCCGCCGAACTCTCCCAGGCGCTCTCACCATTGGCGCAAGCCGCTGCCGAGGAACTGACCCTCAAACTTCTTCACCCCTCGACTGATCCGGGAACCCGCATCCGCTTTGATACCGATGTTTTGGTCCGTCCGCTTCTCCTGGCGCAAATCACCGCCCACGCCCAGGCGGTGTTGGCGGGGATCATGAAACCCTCCGAATCGCGCAAGATCCGGGGCTTGCCCTTTGTCGAAGGATCCGATCGCCTCATCATCCCCTCAAACACCTCCAGCCTCGGCCAAACCCCCGGCGCTCCGCTCCCATCCACCGACAAATCGAAATCGATGGCCGAGCTGGGCGTATTGCCCCCATTGGATCCCAAGCTCCCGCCCGCCGATCCGAAGCTCCCCCGCTCGGAAATGCCCGACCCTTTGGTCAAACCGTTGGTCCCCGGCTCCGATGCTCCGGCGGTCGATTCGGTCGCCAGCACGGCGCTTAATGGCGCCCAGATCGCCAGTTTGATCGAACTGGTCAGCCAGGCAAAACAGGGGCTGATCTCCAAGGATGAGGCCAAAGCCATCGCCAAGGCGGGTTTTCCCAATTTCAGCCCCGACCAGATCACCCAGATCTTTGGGGTTTAATTTTCCCTCTCCCGGTACTTCCCCTCCAGACCCCTTTTGTCTGGAGGCTCCCCCATGCCCGTCCTCTGCCATCGTGACATGCCCGCCGACCGGCTGACCGCATCGGGCGGAGCCGATGGCCAGCCGATGAAGCTCACCGGTCTGGGCGTTCCGTTTGATGTCCCCACCGCCTTTCGCTGCCATACGCCCGAAGAGACCCCCGGGGAACCGACTCCCGAGCCCATGTACGAAATCATTCGCCGTGGCGCGTTTGATTTGGCCCAGAAAAATCACCCGATTTATCTCATGTGGAACCACGACCGGGGCCGGGTGCTCGCTGCGACCGAGGCGGGAAATCTCCGGGTCTGGGAGGATGAAGTCGGGATCTGGTTTGAGGCGACGTTGCTCGACACCGAATCGGACCGCGACGCCTGGAAACGAATCCAGGCGGGGATCGTTCCGCGCAACTCCTACGGGTTTGAGGATTTTGAGAGGTCGACAATCGTGGATTACACGGTCGACCCAAAGGGCGTTGGTACTTCGTGTGTGATACGCGGCGACCTCCACGAAATCAGTGTGGGAGTCCCGTTTGCCGCAAACCCTCACACCACCCACACCGAGGCCCGCCACATGTCCACCCCCGGAAACCAGAACGCCGGATCCAAACCCGCCGCACCCGCCGCCGGGAAAGCCGCTCCCACCCAGTCGAGGGCATTTGACCCCGAACAACAGGCCGAGATTGACGCCATCAAGGGAGGCCTTTCCCAGATCCTCTCGATCGTCTCGGCGGATCAGGCCATGGACCAGACCGAGGAGCCTTCCGCCCCACCCCCGCCCACCGAAGGAGAGGCCCAACGCATGAGCGCCCCCAATGTCGTCACCCGCTCGGCCCCTTCCGCCGAGGGACAACCCAACTATGAGGCCCAAAGCGCCGAGCTGCAAAAGCTCCGGGCAACGATTGATGAACTGGTCAAGGGCGTAGGCAACGCCCAGGCACTCTCCCAGCGGGGAATGCTTGGCCGCATGTTCGCCGGTCAAAAAGAGACCGACACCCACAACCGGGATCGGAGCTTTGGCGACTGGGCCCTGGCGGTTCGCCGCAACGATCGCGCCTACATCGAGCGCAAATATCAAACCCGTACCGCGATGACCGGAAGCTCTGGCGCCCTGGGCGGATTTTTGGTCCCGACCGAATATTTGCCCAACCTCTACCAGGTCGCGGGAGAACAGGGGATCGCCCGCCCCCGTTCGACCATCGTCCCGATGAATTCGCGGACGATGCAGGTCCCCTATCTGAATCACTTCAGCACCCCCACCGCAGGAGATAGCGCTTTCAATGGTGGTCTGGTCGCCCGCTGGACCGGTGAAGCGGCGACGCTCAACGAAACCGAGCCCGATTTCAAACAGTTGGAGCTCACCGCCCACGAGCTTTCCGGATATTCCAAGGCGGCCAACTCGCTGATCGAGGACTCGGCCATCGGGATCGAACAGGTCCTGATCACCATCTTCGGGAAAGCCATCATGTTCCACGAGGACTACGCGTTTCTCCGGGGTGATGGCGTCGCCAAACCTTTGGGCATCGGTTCGGCCAACAACGCCGCCGCCCTTTCGGTTTCGCGCAACACGGCTACCACCTTCAAATTCGTCGACGCCGTGGCCATGCTGGCCAAGTTCCTCCCCGGCTACTCTTTCCAAAAATCCGCCTGGATCATTCAGCAGTCGGTCATTGGGCAACTGCTCACGATGGTCGATGCCGGAAACAACAACATCACCCTGACCCCAACGGTCCTGGGTGGCGGCGCGACCCAAACCCCGCTTTTCCAATTGCTCGGTATCCCGGTGATCCCGACCGAAAAGCTCCCCGCTCTGGGAACCGCTCGCGATGTTCTCCTGGCCAACTTCGAACACTATCTGATCGGCGACCGCAAACAGGTCGAGATCGGATACTCCGAACACGCCGCGTTCACCAACAACCAATCGACCTGGCGCTTTGTGACCCGCGTCGATGGCCAGCCCTGGATGAAAGGCGCGGTCACCCTGGCCGATGCCTCGACCCAGGTTTCGCCTTACGTCTACCTGAACTAAGGCCACCCCCTTGGGAGAGCCATCCGGTTTGGCTCTCCCCCTTTCTCTTTCATGTCCATTTCTTTCTTAATCCAATTCAGAGCCTTAAGGAGTTTGATCCATGCCCGCGACAAAAGCGCACGATATCGCCGCCGTGGTCGGAGCCATCGACCCGCAGAGCGCCAACAACACCACCCTCACCTCCGACTGGGTGGACATGAGCAAATTCAAAACCGCCGCCTTTGTTCTGTCGGTCGGGACGACCGATTGCACGGTTGCCTTTAAACTGGTCGAGGCCAAAGACTCCAGCGCCACCGGCGCCCAGGATCTCTCCGGCAAAGCCATCACCAGCTACACCGCGACCGATGACAACAAACAAGCGGTGATTTCGGTCAACGATACCGACCTGACCGTCAACACCGGCTATGGCTGGGTTCGCGCCTCGATCACCTTGAGCAACGCCACGGCGGGCCTCGTCTCTTTGGTCGCCATCGGCCTCCAGCCCCGGTTTTCCCCCGCCTCCGACAACAAGCACGCCGACTGCTTCCAGACGGTTTAATCAACCCACCCCAAAAGGATCTGGCCCCTTGTGGTGTCCAGGTCCTTTTTTCTTTCTCCCACCCTTGAGGGTTTGCCACGGTGGCCACACTTTCCCCCGCGACCGCCCAGGCGGTCACCGCCGATGAGCTTCGGATCCATTCGCGGATCCCGGCCTCGACCGTGCCGGGGGCTCCCACCGATACCGAGCTAAATGGGTATCTGTTGGCCGCCCAGCGCTTTTTTGAACTCAACACCGACCGGGTCTTTGGATCGCGATCGGTGACCGATGAGCGGGTTTTGGATGTCCAAAAGACCGATCCGGAGTTCGTCTGCGAATATTTCCCCGATGAGGCCGTCGCCGTCTATTACAAATCCGGTGCCTCGTGGGTCGCGCTCGATTCGACCAAGTGGAAGCTCCTCCCCTCGGCGACGGTGCGCGTCACCGATTCGGGCGATTTCACCGAATCGACGGACGGAACCCGCAACCTCCGCATGACCTACTCCACCGGCACCACCGCCGATGACATGGCCAAGAACGCCATTAAATGTTTGGCCGCCCACTACTTCGAAAACCGGGAAAGCACATCGAACATCGACATCAAGGTTGTCCCCCAGTCGGCGATGGATGCGGCGGCATTGCTGCGCGAATATTGGGGGCCGCGCTAGCGGGAAAACACCATGCCACGCGCGGGCCCGATGAAGGAGTTTTGCCAGCTTCAAAGCCCCAATCTCTCGAAAGATTCGTTTGGCCGGGTGAGCCGCACCTGGTCGACTTACCTCGAAGGGTATTTTCAGGTCCGCTCCACCGGAGCCGGAGAGATTCTGGTCGGCGACCAGATCACCGAGGCAAACACTTTCCAACTGATCGGACGCTATGACCGGCGGGTTCGGGCCAATCACCGGATCCTTTGGCACGATGCCGATGGGGTTCGGTATCTGGAGATCACCAAATCGGTCGATCTGGACGCCCGGCGCCTGTTGCTTTCCATCGAGGCGACCGAGCAACCCGCGCCCATTCGCGTCTACAACTCGCTTCGCTACGGGCCCAACGAGGACGACATCCTCCTCTTTGGACCCACCGAAAACACCATCCTTCTTTACGCCTAGTTTTATTTTAGGAGCCCTTCCCCATGACCCGCGCCACTGGCCCATCGCTCCTGAAGGACATCGACTCGGCGCCCGCCTATGCTCCCGCCGCGACCAGCCAACTCCCCTACATGGACCCCTCGACGGGGTTCGCCTATCCGGGCACGGCCAAGACGGTGATCAATGCCTGTTTGGGGATCACACAGGGCGCCGGCAAACTCGCGTATTCGGATGGTACGGCGATCGCCTTAAGTTCGGCGGGAACACTGGGGCAGGTCTGGACCGTTGGGGCGTCGGGTGTTCCCACGGCGGTCGATGCCTCGACGCTGGTAGGGACAGCTACCAAATCGACCAATCTTGCGGGAGGCCTGATCGGCCAAATCCCCTACCAATCCGCCCTGGATACTACCGCCTTTTTGGCCGCGGGAACCTCCGGCCAGTTTTTCAAATCCAACGGAGCCGCGGCCCCCTCCTGGGTCACCCTCACCAAAACGGATGTGGGTTTGGCCAATGTGGAAAACACCGCCCTTTCGACCTGGGCGGGTTCCACCAATGTTACCACTATCGGGACCCTTTCCGGCCTGACCGTCAACGGGGGAACGGTTACCACCTCCACGCCATTTTTCAATTTTTCGCAAACCTGGAACGCCGGGGCGGTTACCTTCACAGGTGGCGTTATTGACATAACGGACACCGCGAGCGCGTCCATTTCCAAAATTTTAGATATCAGAATTGGTGGAGTGACCAAGGCCTATTTCTTCAAAACCGCTACGGGGGTCTATTCCTGGGGAACCCCCGGTAGTTCTGGTGGTTTTATTTGCGGTGTTGGCGGTTCTGGTGGAAGCGCCCTAATCAATAACGCCATAGAACTGGGTGGGACTTGTGTGCTTGCGTGGGTGGGTGGAGCGCCTGGGCAGGGAAACACGCAAACTTTACAAATCGCCTATGATGCCGCCGATACCTGGGCCCAGCGCCGGGGGACCAATGCCCAGGCCAAACGCCTTTACAACACCTATACCGACGCCTCCAACTGGGAACGGCTCGACATCAAATGGGCCACCAATGTTTGCACGATTGAAACCGCCGCCCTGGGGACGGGAACCCTTAGGGGCCTGAAAATCGGAGGAGCTTCCACCAGTCTCCTGGGACTTTGGGGCGCAACGCCGATTGTCCAGCCCACCACCTCCGTTGCCTCGGCGACCATCGTCAACGGCGCCGGGACCGCTTCCAAACAGGACGACACCTACGATGGCTACACTTTGGCGAAGGTCGTCAAGGCCCTTCGCCAAAGTGGCATTCTCGCCTAAACCGCAACCCATCCAACCAAAGGAGTCCATCATGCCAAAGGGAATTTTCGGAATCGAAGCCCGCCCCGCCTACAACTCCGACCAGGGCGACATCAAGCCCGCCTCCCCTGAGAAACGCTACAACAACCCCCGGCACCGGGCCATCGCCATCGTCCCCCAATGGGATAGCCCCATCATCGAAAATGGCCAGTTTTCCCGGATCCCGATCCACTGCAACACCCAGACCGAGTTTGGCATCTGGAGCGTCGATGGGACCTTCGAGCCATCTCCCCAGCCGGTCCGGGTCTGGCCCTGGAACGACATCACCTCTCCGGCGATGCTCGCCAAGTATCCCGCTCTGGAGGGGCATATCCTCGGCATTCTCGACATCATCGAGGCCGAGCAACACGCCACCGGCCTCATCTAAATTATTCCCCCACTCTTTCTTTTCTTTCCCTCCCCGGAGCCTGCCATGTCGATCATGATGTCGGTAGACATTGGCACCGCTCCCAAATCCAACATGGGCAGGAAGGCCAAAAACCCCGACGCCCCCAAACGGGGCTCGGGACTTTACAAGGCCAACTCCTCCCTGTTTCGTGCCGACCCCGCCCTTTTCTGGATCAATGCCCCCGGCATCATTTCCGAGGTGCAAAAGCAGCTTTTGGAGATGGCCTACGGGCCCAAGTTCTACGCCGCCCAAACCCGGGCCCTGGTCAGCGCCCTTCGCCCCGTCCACGCCCAGGCCAAAGCAAAGATCCCCCGTCCGGGGACTCCGCGCATGTTCAAGCATAAATGGGCCACAGGGGCCGAAACCAAAATCGGCGAATACGGTTTGACGGGGAACCTTGCTGAGGCCTTCATCATCACGGCCAACAAGGCCAAGGAATACCCTGGCGCCAAAATCGGGGTCGATTCCAAGTTCGGCTCGAAGGTTCGCCGGGGCCGCGATATCGTCAACTCCCGCCCCGCGTTCTATGCCCACCTGGTCGAGCTTGGTTTCATCGCGAAATCCCGGGTGCCGGGCATCGTGGGGCGGCGCAAAATCAAGCGGGCCGACCGGGGCAAACGAACCACACCCAATGATCTGATCCGTTACTTGCGCCAAAAGAACCGCGCCGTGAAATCTGCCCAGACCAAAGTGGGAAAAGTCGCCGCCGCCCAATACGAAAGCGAAGCGCTCAGGTCCGCCGCCCAGGCGAAAGCCCAGGCGAAGCTGGCCACCGCCCAGACCCAGCTCGACAAATCCCTCTACGGCCAAACTGAACGGGGCACGGGCGCCCGGATCAAACTAAGCCAGGCCAAACTCAAACGGCGAAACCTCTTCATCTCGAAGATGACCCGACAAAAAAAAACCCGGGTCCCGGGAAAATTCTTCCTCCGGGATGCCTGGGACCAAAACGCCGAAAAGGTCGCGGCCATTTATCTGGCCCGGGTGGTCGCCGAATACCAGGCCCTTTTGCCTGGCCTCAAGCCGCCACCCCGAAAAGCCTTTCTGGGTATTTTTTAATTCTCCCCAATCTTCCGGAGCACTTCCCCCCATGGCCACCCTGACCGCCGCCGATGTCGCCAACACTCTCTACAGCGCCCTGACCACCCAGGCCATTGTGGCCCTCGCTCCCGGTGGCGTCTCTCCCAACCGGATCGCCCAGGAGGACCCACGCCCCGCGATCGTCTATTCGATCCCACCGACCACGCCTGGCCGCAACCTGGGCGGGAGATCCTCCTACATTCAATCAACCTGCCTGATCCAGATCGGAGGCGACACGCCCGAATCGGTCCAATCGGTTTATGATGCGGTTTTGCTTGAGCTGGAAACCTACAGGGGGGGCAAGGCCGCCCCCAACGGGAAAATTCTGGCGGTCGGTTTCCCCTCCGATTCGATCGACGCCGAGGACGCCGCCGATGGGGGAGACAACTTTGTCGAAAAGCAGGCCGTGACCATCGAGGTGACTGTCGTCGCCGGCTAGCCCAACCCCTGGGGCCCTTAGGTATTTCTCCTGCAAACCCCAGGAGTTTCGCCCATGGCCCTGCCCACATTTGGATCGTCTTCGCCCACGACGCTCAAACCCACGATCCCTTACGGCGCCCGGATCGGCTATTATGTCGATGCGACAACTCCCACAATCACCGAACTCTACAACATCAAAGGGGCATCGCTCCCCGATCCCAAGCTCGGCGTCGTCGAATATGGGAACCTTACCGAGCCGACCCGCCTCAAATTGGCCACCCGTTCGAAAACCATCCCGGCTTTGGCCCTGACCATGGAATATGACAAGGCGGAGTTTGCCGCCCTGAAGACCATCAAAAACAACCAGGTCGATACGGCAAGCGCCGACTACGGGAAAAAAATCTATTTCATCGTCCAGATTCCCAAGGGTGTCGGGGAAAGCGGTTCGACCATGGCCAAAAAGGTCGGTTTCCGGTGCGTTATCACGGACATGCCCGAGGACAACATCGAGGACTCGGCCCAGAAAATCCACCAGTACACGATCAACGCCGAGGTCGAAACGGTCACCGAAGAGTTCATTTAATTTTTCTGAATCTTCCTGGCGCCGCCTTCCTGATTTTTCCGTTTCCCTGATCAACTTCCCGGAGCAGTTTCCCCCATGATCCCTGAAAAGTATCGCAAGCCCAAAGCCACCCCGATCGATGTCGAGGGGTTTGGCTCGGTCTTTGTGCGGCGTTTGTCACTCGATGAATACGCCGCCGCCATCCGCGCCATCAACGCCGCCGATACGCCTGAGGACCGGTTGCTGGTCGTGGGGAAATGCCTCGTCGCGCCTTCGCTGGTGGACGCCTACGGAAACCGGGAAATTCCCGACACCGATCTGGGCGAAGCGGGACAACTCGATGCGGGTCTGGTTCGGGGGATCACGCCCGAGCTTTACAAAATCAACGGAATCACCTTCACGGCGCGGGAGGAACTGGAAAAAAACTCCGAACCGACCCCCTCCGGGTCGCCCAATTCCGACTAGCCAGCCGCTTGGGGATGACCGTCGAGGAGCTCGGCCAGCGGATGAGCGGCGCCGAGTTCTCCGAATGGCTCGCCCTGGAAAACATCGAGCCCTGGAGCGATGCCCGGACCGACATCCATTTCGGTCGGTTGCTCGAAATGCTCTTTCGGCTCAATGTCTCCAAAAAGGACTGGCCCGCGCCCGGGGCGTTCGTCTCCGACTGGTGGGGAGAAGCCGCCATCGAGGCCCGCAAACGCCGCGATGAAGCCCAGCAAAGTGGATTTGCCCGCTTTATCGAGCGCCTGGCCAACACGCCCATGAGTAGCGGTTAACATAAAAGGACCCCAACCCGATGGCCAAAAAAGGGATTATCGCTTATCCCCTGGTTAGCCTGGGGTTTGATGCGTCCGACTACCGGGTCGGGATGGAGTCGGTGGGCGCGGGCGTCAAACGCTTCGCCTCGATCGCCAACACCTCGTTTCGCTCCATCAAAATGCCAGGGAACCTGGTCGCGGGGATGGTCACCCCGCTTAATCAGGGGCTCGAACTCTTAAATAAAATCAACCATGTTTTCGGCCAACCCTTTCAGCAACTGATCGCCCAGGAGAAAGCCGCCGGCGGGCTGGAGCTTTTGGCGGGAAATGCCCAACTCGCCAGGGCGGGATTTAACGAGCTCAGGGAATCGGCCCGCACGACCGGCGAGCCGCTCGACAATCTGGCCTCCAGCCTCAAAACGCTCACCAGCGCGGGCCAGTCCTTTTCCGAAGCCACCAAAAATGTCGAGCTTTTTGCCAGCGCGGCGACCGCTTTGGGCGAAGGTGGGATGGGCAAGCTCGTCGATGCCTCGGCCCAGTTTGCCTCCAACACGATCGCCTCGACCGAGGCCCTCGACAAACTCGCCGGCGATGGGATCCCGATCTATCAGGCCCTGGCCAATGAACTGGGCAAAGTGGCGGGGCGCCAGGTTTCCGTCGCCGAGGCGGCGTTTCAGGTCAGCCAGGGCAAGGTCTCAGGCGATATGGCCCAGGGGGCTTTGGCGGGTGCGGTCCGGATGCCGGAGATGGTCGCCGCCGCGATGGCCGCCGACAAGACCTTTGCCGGATCCGTTGGGCGCCTCAAATCCACCTGGGAGGACACGCTTGCCCGAATGGGCGAAGGGATCACCGCCACGCTCAACATCCCCGCCAAGCTCGAATGGGTGCGCGGTTTCATGGATGGTGGGCGGATCCTGGTCGAATCGATCACGACCAACATGGGCCTGGCCAACATCGAGGGGTCGTTCGAGAATGGATTGGCCGCGTTTGATTCGGCTCTTGAATTCGGCTCCGAGATTTTCGTGGCGTTTGTCGAGGGGCTGGAGGTCACACTCAAGGCTCTCGCCGCTTTGGGTGACAAACTCATGGTGGTCGTCAATGCGGGCGCCGCGTTCGTCGATCATGGCAAAGCGATTCTGGCCCGACCCATTTCAGGGACCATCGAGGCGATAGGCGCGGCGATCTGGCAAACCGGCCCGGAAAAGTCGCTGGTCGATATGGCGGGAAACAACCCGCTCAACTCCGACAAACTCGGTCAACTCCTGCGAAGCAAGGTCAAAGGGTTCCGCGATTTCTCCGCCAATGGCGCCGATGGCAAAGTCGACCTCCCCTTCGATCCCAATGTCGCCGCCAAGGCCCAGGCCGCGCAAGCCGTCGCCCAGGGGAAGGCACTCGCCGCCGCCAATGATTTTGCCATCACCTTGAATCCCGCCGCGATGGCCGCCAAGGGTTTCACCGACCAACTCAAAACCGCCCAGACGGTGGTCGACCAGATGGCCAAGACAGGCCTCGATGGCGCCTATCTTCTTTCCCAGGCAAAAATCAAGCTGCAAAACGACACGCTAAAAGGCTCCAATGATTTTCTGGAGGGGATCTACAACACGGGCGGCGCTCTGGGACAATTCGCCAAGACGATGGAATCGATCGAGACCCAGGCCGCCCAGGTCGCCGGCGCGGGACTGGACGCCCAAGCCTTCACCCTCGACGCCCAGACACGAGCCACGGCCCAATTCGTCAAGAATTTCAAGTCGGTCGAACAGGGGATGCTCCTCCCCTCCCAGAATCTGGGAAGCTCCGCCGAGGTCGAGGCCCGTCTGGCCGAGCGGTTTGGCGCGGGCCAAATGTCTTTGGAACAGACGATCGCCGCCGCCGCGAAGCAGGCCCACGACGACGCTTTGGATCAACAGAACTTCCTTAAGGGGATCCAGGCCAACTCCGGGCGCAACGGCGCCCAGATGGTTCTGGCCGTCCCCCGCTAATTTCCCCACCCATCACCCAGCCAAAGGGGCCTGATTTTCTATGCCCATCATAAGCTGGCCCGCCGGATCGGTTTTTAACGGCGACATCTGCGAAATCCTTTTGTGTGAGGAGCAGCCGCTCGGGCGTCCGGCCAATGTGACCAAGGATTTCATCCGCACCTACGCCAAGACCTTTTTCGTCCAGATCGCCGAGTATGCCCTCGACCCCTTCCTGGTCGGCGCGGCGGTGGGAATCCATACTGGCTACTACACCAATCAGCCCCACGATGTCGATGATGCGGCGGTCGTCGCCAATGTCTCGGTCGATGATTGGCCCAACTCCGATGGGCATTTCTGGAAGGTTACCTTTTCGTTTTCCTCAAATCCCGACGCGACCCCCGGCCCCGTTTCCGGCGATGGTGGCGGAGGTGGTGGAGGAGGAGGCGGATCCGGAGGGGGCAACCCCGCCGCCGCCAATCAAAACCAGGGACTCCCTCCGGAAAAGCGGGCCCAGAATCCCCTGGCCAAACTGGCCGACATCAACGCCAGCTCCGGCTCCTATGTCATGTTTAACGACACGGACATCGAGGGGAATTTCATCGCCAACATCTGGGGGTTTCCTTTCACCCCCGCCGAGGAGCAAAGCCGACCCGAAACCCTGATCAATGCCTCGTGGAATATGCCCATCGCCATGCCTGACTCGTGGCTCCACTCCAAGGGGGCGGTCAACTCTTCCACCTGGGTGATCGGCGAGCACACGATCGAGCCCCTTTGTGGATCAATTCAATCCTCCAGTTCGTCGAGAGTCTTCGAGGAGGGGCTGGCCTATTACCGCTGGTCGATCTCGGTCGCCAAGCGTGAACCCTTTTACGGCAAAACAAACCAGCGCTTTATCGGTCCCGCTTCGCTTTCCGAGGTCGGCCCTTGGGATACTTTTAAGGCAAATCTGGGCCTCTATGGCGCCGCATACAAAGGACCAAACCGGGACCTCACGCTCGATACCGCTGTCCCCTATCGCCTCCGGGACAACTACGGGGACCCGCTGACCCAACCCGTCATGCTCGACGAGCAAGGCGTCCCGTGTCGCCTGGTCAAATATCGGGGCCCCTATTCGGTGGACAATCTCAGCTACTACCGGGTGTTCAAAACCCGCAAACGCGTCACCCTGGCCAACATCACCTAAACCTTTGCGGAGATTTTTCCCTTTATGCCCGGCTACACCCTCGAAACCGAAACCGCGCTTAGAGTCGGGGATATGCTCCTGGACTATGAGCACCGCCTGAAAAGCGCCCGGATCGGGGGAGGTGTTCCCACGCCCGAGGCGGGGGGCTCGACCACGATGGGGATCGTCCAGGCGACCGGAGCCGCTGGCCCCGATGGCACCCAGCCAGGGAAACTGGTCGGCCTTCAATTCGCCAAGGCTCCGGGAGCCATCAACGGAACCGCCCCGACCATCCAACCATATTCAGACATCCGGATTTACAACCCTGCCGGCGCCCTGATTCAAAATGTTTCGACGGTGGCCATGCTCCTGGCCGATGTCTGGGTGGTCAATGGGGGAGCGGCCACCGCCTCCAGCACCTGGGAGCTTTACAAATTTCCCAAGGAAGCCGCGCCAACCGCCAGCTCCGGATCGATCACCGTCTATGGCCCCAATGCCGCCTCGACTTTGGCACCTTTAAACTTGACAGGAAACCCCTTCGGGACTTTCAGCTCCGGCGAAGCCTCCCGGGTGCTCGGTCCCCAGTTTAATGTCGAGCCATTTGTCTGGGTCAAAAGCGCCACCCTTTACAATGTGGTCCCGTTTTCCTTTTGGGCTAAACCCACTTTCATCGGCCCAATCGATGCGGGGGATGCCGACACGGTCCGGATCGAGCCCACCTGGCTAAATGCCGGAGGCAGTATGTATGTGAAGGATCCGGCCAAACTCTGCCGGGGTATTTACACCCAAACCGGATATCTGCCCAAGGCGGTCTCCGTTTCGTACTGCCCGACAAATTACCCTTTCCCGACATCACCCAACCAATTCCCCTTTATCATCATGGGCGGATCACCCCGCGAAATCGTGGGCACATCCATGGCCCCATCTCTCGCCCCCGCACTGGGAGGAGCCTAATCGATGGCCATTTCCTCGACACTCGCCGAGGCCCAAAGCGGGCTGGCCGAAAACGCCCAGGTTACGAGCTCCTCGGGAACAACGGAAACGGGCGACCTGATCACCGGCACCGCCAACGGGCGCCGCATCAAAGAGATCTCGATCATGTCGGGGCAATATCCCCCGGCTGCCGGCACGGTCGTGGTGGTCAAGCTCTACAACGGATCAAGCTCCCGGGCGCTCCGATCGTTCATTTGCAATGGGGAGCCAGACAGTTTGCAAATCGTTTTCCCCTTCAACAATTTCCTCCTCCCCTCGACGAGCCACTCCATCCGGGCCCAATGCCGGACCGCGCTCCCCACCAACGCCGTGCTAGATTTCGTCTTTATCGGAGAAAATTTCTAGGTTACTGGTCCTTTCATGCTCATCGGTATTCCCCTTGAAAGCCGCCGCCGCCTTTCCTGGGGAATTTTTCCATGGCCACCAATGTCGAATGCACCGTAACCCTCGATGTCCAGGGGACCAATACCTCCCGGACCGCACCCTCCAACGCCACCTCGACGGTCAAGTCCGGCCAAAATTCTTTCCCCGCCACGATCGCCAAATTCATCAACGCTTCGGGGGAGTTCGGCCTCACCAAGTGGTACTGCAACACGCGGGCCCTCGGCGCCGGCGCCAACGAAAGCCTCGATCTCGCGGGAGGCCTGACCGATGAGTCGGGCGCGACCCTCACTTTCACCGGCGTCAAACTGATCGTGATCGCCATCGAGACCGCCAGCGTCAACGGAACCAACAAATTAACAGTCGGAAACGGAACCAACCCGTTTAACGGGCCCATCTCCAGTGGTGGGACGATCGATATTTTTTACGCCCTGCCCCTGATTCACCCAGGCGCGACGGGCTGGTCGGTGACCGCCGCGACGGGCGACAATCTCAAAATATCCAACCCCGGCGCCAGCGCCATCAATTACACCATCCTGATCGGTGGCAATTAAGCCTCCCCATGAAAATCCACAAGGGACCGACTTGCCGGGGGATCGTACACAGCGCCCGCCTTTCATCGAGTCGCCGGGGATATGGTGCCGCGTGGCGCAATTTTCGGGCATGGTTTCTTTCGAATCACCCTTTTTGCTCCGTCGAGGGTTGCGGACAACCCGCCACCGAGGTCGATCACATTGTCCCCCTCGAAAACGGTGGCTCCCATCTGGACCCGACCAATAGCCAGGCGCTTTGCAAACCGCATCACTCGCAAAAAACCTACCGCGAAAACCGTGGAAAGGGCCGGAGGCTCAAAGGGGGAAAATAGTATTTCCTCCACATCATGATCAAAACCTTTGCCACTTTGTTACTCTCTTCTCTGGGGCGGGCCATTATGCAAAAGAGCTTTTCCTTTGTGATCGATCTCACCCAGGTGGCGTTTCTCGTGGCCCTTGGAGTCTTCGGCATTTACATGGCCGATCGGACCCCGGTCATCACCAAAAAACCACCAGCCCAGACTCAAGCCCAGCCTGAGGAAAAGCGCCCCCGCCTACTTCCCAGGCTCCGGGGCGAACTGGATTCGGAAGGCGAAGGCTCCGAGGCTCGACCCAAAATCTCCCTGGGGGATATTCACCCACCCGATGGGAGCAAAATCCAGATCGATTTCCCCATTTCAAGGGACATGAGGAACATCCGCTCCAAGGTCGATGGCGCGGGTATGTGTGTCACCACCGCCGCCGAGATGAGCGCCGACTGGGCGGGGCTGGAACAGATGAAAGGTTTTCGGGATTGGTGCGCGAAGGAGCGGGGCGGATGCGGCCCGCGCAAATTCGACGACCAGCTCCGCCGCTATTGCAAGGAAAAGGGGATCGATGTCCCCAACTACCTTTTCTACATCGGCAAAGATCCCAATGTCCTGGAGCTCGTTCTCAAGACGGGCCGGATGCCGGCGATCTCCTACGGGGGATTTGATGGGGTCCAATACAAGGAACACATAGCCCATGTGAACAACCTCCCGCATTTCCGCGATGGTCTGGCGGGCATCTACGACAACAATTACGACGCCACCCGGCGCATCTGGATGGACAAGGACTCGTTTGTCGAGCGGTGGACCGATGGGGGCAATGGCTGGGCGGTAGTCTGGCTCGATGCTCCCCCTCCGCCACGGATCAAGTGAAATTCAAAAGCGCTTAAGCCCGATTTGGAAATGAGGCCCACCATGATCTCGATGCTGATTTTCTTGATGCTTTCCGACTGGACCTGGAGGCCCACCGATGACCCCACCCAAAAAGCCCTGTTTGAAGATAGCAAGCAAGTGGGCGTGGTTTCGACGCTTACGGGAAAATATCTGGCGTTTGATGGTAGGATCTTCACCCCCGCCGCCCCGCCTATCCCCATCCCTCCCGAAGTGGCACCCCCTCTACCTTCCACCCCGATACCTCCCGCCCCTGTAGTGGACGCCACGAAAGCGGATCCGCCCAAGGGCGACACCAAAGGGGCCCCGAAAGGGTGCATTAACTACGGACTTGACAAAACCGAGTTGGCCAGTGGCGGGGAATATTTCAGTTTCAATGGAGCCGAAATCGACAAGGGCGCGGCGGAGGACCTCCTGGCCGGAGGCAAGAAAGACCCCGACCGGTTGCTCGATGATTCGTTGGCGCTTCGCCTGACCATCGTTGGCGACAAGGACCGGGCCAAGGCGGCCAAGGAATTAGTCGCGCACCCCGATTGGCCGACGCTGGGGGAGAATGTCCTGGTCAAGGATTACCCTTCAAATCACTGGGCCCTGAAGGACAAAGGATACAAATCTGCCGGCCCGCCGACCTATTACCTCACGACATCCGAGGGGGAGCTCCTCTATTCGGGGGAGGATGCGGGCGGACTTTTGGACACGCTTCGCCGACGCAAAAACCCCAGCCCCTTCCCCGCGATCAACTGGAACTCCTGGTCGGTCGGGTTTAATCCGTTCACCTGGATGGCTGGGTTTGGTCTTTCGAATTTGCATATCCCGGTCGAGTTCATCCTCCTGATCATCGCGGCTATCGTCGTGGCGATCATTGTCCTGAGGCGGCCACCCGCTCCGCCCCTGAAACCGGGCTAACCCAGGGAGGTCTGAATGGCTGAACTCTGGATCATCTTTTTACCTTTTGCTTACATCTACTTTTTTGTAAAGGGGTTTATCATGTCGATTTCTTTGATTCATGTTTTGGTCTGGGCGGGTTTCGCCTATGGGGGCTATTGGTTCCGGGGGCGTTATGCCATGCCGGCGAGCTCGGCGCCCGCCTCGGTCGACCCTCGGGTCCAAGTGATCCTCGACCAGCTCAACGCCCACGACGAGGCGGAGAAGAAAGCCGCCGCCGAAAAGGCCAAGGCGGACCTGATCGCGGCGTTTACCAAAAAGCCGCCCGCGCCTCAGGCCTAAGGCCCTCAAGTATTCCCTCCTCGTCGCCCCTTTGAGAACTTCCCCATGAATTCCCTATCCTCGATCCAGTTTCCCCTGTCCGTTCCCATGGATGAGGCCCGGATCCTGGCGGCCCATCTTCGCCAGGAGGTGGTCGTCGAAAGATCAACCCTTCGCCATGCGGGCTGGGCGATGATCGGCTGGTGTTTGCGGAGCGGCGCCTATCGCCTCCCTTCCACGGCGGGACATCCTGGAGAGCTGGAGGTGATGGAGCGCCTTGTCACTCCCGGTTCGACTCCACTCCCCGGAGATCTGGAGGTCGTCCACAAGGTGGCCCGGGATGCCCTTGATCTCCCCGATTTGGAAAGCCAACCCGACCCCACTCCGGAGCCAATGCCCAATGAAACCCAAGCAGCTTAACCTCACGATTCCCGACGCCGCTCCCCGGTCGCTTCGAACCTCGGACCGTCCGGCCCAGATGAGCCAACCGGAACCAAAGCCGGAACCAAACCCGGCCCCCAAACCAAGCTAGGAGGATGTCGCCCCTCATCCTCCTACCTCCGCGCGCCCCAGGGATTGCTCCCCCCTGGGGCGCGTTCGCTTTTCTCTGTTCAAAGAAATTTCAAACAATTTTCAAACGCTTCGGCTTTACTACAGAACTACAGAAAACCATCCGGAATGATGGCGACCATGCGCCTCAATGGTCCTTTTCGACCGTAACACCAAACACCAGACACGCCAACATCTTACGACAATTTCACGCCTCAAATTCCCCCACCGTTCGACGGTTTGCAAAACCGTTATTCCCCGGTTCGAATCCGGGAGGGCCCTCTCAAGAAACCCCTAGGAAACTAGGGGTTTTTTTGTTGGCTGGTGGAAGATCACGGACAATGGGCGTAGGCTGATTTCTGTAGTACTACAGAAAATCGATGGGTCGGTCGGGGGTGGGCCGTGAGAATTCCGAAACTTTGCCGGCACAAAAAGCACAAAATCGGTTACATAACGGTTAAGGGCAAGGTCCTCTACTTCGAAGGAACCTGGCCGGACGGGGAGCGGAAAGCCCCCGCCAAAATCCTCCTCCAGTATGAGGCCCTCCTGGGCAAGCTGTTCTCCGGTCAGGCCCCCTCGGTCGGGGCGTCCCAGGAGATCACCGTCGTCGAGCTGGTCGTCGCGTTCCTGAAATATGCCAAGGCCGAATACAGCCGGAAAGAGTTCAACAATTTCAAGGCCGCCGCCGCGCCGTTGGTCCGGCTGTTCGGCACCTTCGCCGCCGAGTCGGTCGGGAGTCGCCGGGTCCGGGAACTCCAGGCGGATCTCCTGGCCGCCCCCATTGTCACGACCCGAAGGGTCAGGGTCTGGACCGAGGTCAACGGGAAGCGGGTCTATGAGAAAGAAATTGGCCCCGATGGGAAGCTGGTCTATGTGACCCGGGAGGTCACCAGCTCCAAACCAAGGAAGCGGACTGGCGCCAACATCGTTCTCAAACGGTTGCGGGTGATCTGGAGCTGGGCCATCGAGGAGGAGCTGATCCCCGCCTCGTGTCTGGTGTCGTGGAAGGTGGTCAAGAGTAAGCGGGCCAGGCCAGGGATCGAGGAGGAGGAGGACGAGATCCTCCCCGTCTCCGATGAGGACCTCCGCGCCACCCTGGAACACCTCCCCCGGGTGGTCGCCGCCATGGTCCGGCTCGCCCGTCGCACCGCCATGAGACCCGGCGAGCTTTGCGCCATGACCATGGGCCAGATCAACCGGACCGATCCCGCCTGTTGGTGGTATCACCCCGGCCAACACAAGACCAAGTGGCGGGGACGCGGTCGGGGCATCCCGTTGGGCAAACCCGAACAGGAGATATTGCTCCCCTATTTCCGGGCGGATCCGGGAAAACCCCTGTTCAGTCCCCAGGAGCGGATGGAGGAGCTCTGGGCCGAGCGGGCCGCCAGCCGCAAGACCAAGCGGACACCGAGCGAACTGGCCAAGGCCAGGAACCCCCAATCGAAACGCCGCCCGGGCCAGGCCTACACCGTGACGGGCCTCATCAAATGTATCAAAGTGGCGTGTGAAAAGGCCGGCGTCCCCCACTGGTCGACCAACCAATTGAGAAAGGCCGCCGCCGATGAGATCCTGAACACCATGTCCATCGATCACGCCATGGCGCTTTTGGGCCACACTCACCCGGAAATCACCAAGCGGATCTATGCCGTACGGGATCGGGCCAAGGCGCGCCAGGCGATCGGGCAGGTCCGAGGGGTTTGATTTTCTTCACTTGGGGATCACACATGAGTTTAATGTTCAACCCGTTTGGCCAGCGTCGCCAGGGGAGGTCCGAGGCGACGATCTCCATGATGGCCTACGCCATTCTTGGTGACATCACCGATGTCGCCTTTGCGTTTCCCGATGATGAGACCGCCAAACACTACCGCAAGGAAGCGAACAAAAGAGCCCAGGAAATTCAAAAGGAGCGCCGAAAAAATGCCACAGTATGAGTTGAATCGCGACCATGTCGAGGAGGATGTCTTTGATCAAATTATGATCGAGTGTTTCAAAGCCGGCATGGCTGAAAGAAGCGTTCGGGAAAATGGCATCGAAAGGATATCCGAGGTGGCCGCCGCCGCTGCCACTCACACGATCCTTTGCCGCCGGGAGCAACTTCGATTTTTGAAAGCCGCTCTTAAGGATCCGGAAAAAATCTGAAAAAAAACTTGTCGGTTACGAAACGGTTCCTAAACCATCGTCGGGTAGCTAGGAAGGCGACCTCTAAAAAACCGTCTGGTACCTCACCCGAGTACTGGCCGGTTTTTTTTTAGCTCCCTGTTTTCGGCCAACCCTATGTAATCGGCACGCACGGACACCCTGAGGATCCTCCGGAAGCCTTCCCCGGAGGATCCTTTTTATTTGGAATTATTTCGGGTATCCAGGCAAGCTCTTAAGCCCGATCCGGACCGGAAGGATCTTCGATCCGATCTCCACTTCCCCCCTGATCTCCTTGGCGATCGGCAAAATCATGGTGGCAAAGTCGGCGACCTTTTGGGTCTTTGGGTCCACCTCCCAGCTCATCGGCCCCAGAACACTCACCCGGGCCCAGGCCAAAGGGTTCCCGAAATTGTCCCGGATATCCCAACGGGGCGCCCGCGCCTGGTGGATTCGGGTCGAGCTGGTATTGGTGATGGTCACCCGCCAACGCAAAGAGGGTTTTTCGCCAAGTCCTGGGGGAATGATCTCCCAGTGTGTGATCTCATAGAGGACATCATCCTCCAGATGGGAGATGGTATCGCTCGCCGAGGTGATCCGGGTCGGGAAAAACCGGGGACCATTGTGGACGGCCAACCAAACCAACAGGCCCACAATGGAAACCAAAACAAAGGGGAGAATCCAGCGGGGATAAGGTTTCATGAGAGATGGCTCGTGTGGCACAAATGGACCAATCCGATTCTAAGGGGATGACGGACCGAAGAAAGCCCGAAACAAAAACCGGGAAGGGTTTGGCGGTGGAACGGTAAAAAAATTAGAGATAAAAAAATCCGGATCTGGTTCGAGTGTGTTACGGAACTGGTACGGAACAATCGAAAAACCCGACCAGATCCCGGAAAAAAAAAAGATTTTCGGTAATTACATTGATGGTCCGGGGAAGAAATATTTATGTTAGTGGTATCTCCGCCAAGCCCAACCCCTCCCACCTCAATCCATGCCGAGATCTTTTATGTCTGAAATGCTTACGATCGCCGCTGTCGCCCGCCGCTGGAAAGTCCCTCCGGAGAAGATTCTCCAATGGGCCAGGGAGCGGCCAAGGGTTCGCCCGCCTCTGGAACTGATCGAAAAAAATGGTAAGGCGTTTATCTCTTTGGTTTCGATGGCAACTTGGGAAGCTGAATTGGTTCCAAGTTTGGTATATCGGGGTAAAAATGGCCGTTTAGTCGAATAAATTGTTGGATCGCCAATCGGATAATGTTTCCCTTCCCGATTCTCGGATAGTTCGAACAGAAATTATTGAACGCTTCGCTCTCTGCGATGGGGACTTTCGTCCCTAGCGGGGCATCTTCGCGTCTGGGTGACATGGTACACGCTCTTTCCTTCATGGATAATTAAACCATTCTAGGCCCATACGCAAACGCTTTGCCAAGTTTCACAAATTGTTTTCAAAATTTTTGAAAAGATTTAGAAGAATTTTTGAAGGAATTTTGTTGCCGTTCCGACGGGCCCGGGGTAGATTTTCGTTACGGTTACGAAACGGATTCGTACCGGAAACGAAACGGGTCCGGACCGGGGGCGAAACCCGGGGACCCGGACACAACAGGGAGCAACCGATGGCACTTGTAAAATTGACAACAAAGACAGGACGCGGCGAGACCAGACAGGCGTGGATCAACTTCCCGGAAAGCCAACCGTTTGTGATTTATGTCGATAGCGATGGGGATACCGCTCTGGACTTTAGCCCTTCCACCAGAAGCGCAACCGCAACAATCGTCGAAACCCCCGATGAAGTCGTCGCCAAGATCCGGGAGGCGAGCGAATATCCCAGCTCCTTCCGGGTGCCAGCGCCTTTCGGTCAAATGCTGGTACCGAAAGGGGGCATTGCCCCAGTCGTCGCTCTTTAGAGCGTCGTCAACTGATCCCCCGAAAAATCCCTTCCTGATTCCCGGAGCCTTCCATGCTGATCACCGAAAACCAATGGGCCGCATGCGCCAGTCTGATGAAGCCCGCGCCGGGTGACCCCTGTTTTCTTTCGGTGACCGGGGCCGATGGGCATGGCCCGTTGGTATTGGGGGCGTGCTGGTATCGGGAAGGGAAGTTTCTGGTTTGGGCCCATACCTGGTTGGCCAATCGCAACCGGGACCAGTGGGCCGAACTGGTTCCCCATCTCCAGGAGATCGAGATCGCCGGCAAGGTTTCTTTCGTTGCCAACTATGGTCTCTCCTCCATTGCCGGGATCAAGGCCCGCGCCAGCGATATCGAGGCGAAAAGCCCCGTGCGCCGGGTGTGTCTGGATCCCAAACAGATCACCCTCCCCCTGCCCCATGCCGATCTGGTCCCCTTCACCGGGTCCCATGACATGGTGTTCTCGCGGGCGGCCCGAACCTTTTCCCATCTGGTTCGCCATGGACGGGTGACCCACGACGGTTGCCCCATGCTTCGCTACTCACTCTCCGCGATGCGCCTGGATCAGGACTTTTGCGGGGATCTTTGGCTGGCCAAACCCCAACCCGGTTCCGTTCCCCAGACCGCCGTCGCGGCGATCCTGGCCACCAATCAGGCGGTCGGCTGGGTCCGCAAAGGAATCGAGCTGGGGTATTTGCCACCCGTCGAAGCGTCTGAACTTCCCACCGTTGAAAAGGAGTAATTTTCCATGTCTGAAGACAACAGGAATACACCCGAGCCACCTCCCGAAACGCCGATGGAATCTGCCCAAAGAAACAAGGCGGCGCGGGATTGGTTGGCCGGGGTCACCGGGTTGGGAGTCGCGACCCTTCTTATCTCCGATGAGGAAATCGATTCCTCCATCGCCCGCAGTCTCTGATTTTTCTTTCGTTTTCCTTCCTTACTGACCGGAGATCCAGCAAATGAAAATGGTCAAAGCCAGCGTGTTATGGAATCAATGCCGGGAGTACCTCGGTTTTGCCCCCCTGGAGAAGGTTGTCCCGGTTGCTTCTTCACCCCAGGCCTTAAGCGCCTTTGATGATGAAGACGAAAACATCCAGCCGGATGGCGATCTCTCGGCCAGTCATCTTTGCAACGGCCTCAAGGGGCTTTGTGATGAGGTCCAGATCATCCGCTGGGCCGATCAGGAGCGGTTGGTTTTAACCAAGGCAAGCCCGATGACCCAGGCGGATCACGAATCGATCAGCCGCTTTGCCCAAAAGATCCTCGGCTCCGCCTGGCAACACCGGGTTTATCTGCTCGATGGGTTTTCCCTGGCGGTCGAGCGGATTCCAGCCCTCAATTTTCATCCGGCGCCCACCTCGGCGGCGGTCCACTCCCACGACATCGGCGGGGAGGGTTAAGCCATGCGGGAAAATCTCCCCACCAAAGGCCGGCGGGTTTTTTCCCGGCCCAGGTTTCAGGCCTGGCTGGAAATCTGGAAGAGCGCCGATGAGGTGTTGGCCGACATCAAGGCCCGCAACATCAAGGGGATCCCCAACGATTGCGCCCACTGCCTGGTCGCCCGCTGGATCCGCTCCTATTGGAGAGCGCCGGCCTATGTGGGAAATAAACAGATCGACATCCGGACCGACCGGGTCCGGGCTGGGTTCATCAAGTTCCCCCTGCCCAGGGCTTTGGCTTCGATCGTCATACGCTTCGACCGCGGCCGCTGGCCCGACCTGATTGTGGACGGAAGCGCCGACCGGATTTTACCCACCAACTGATTTTCACCCCATTTGACACCCAAGGAAAGGACTCCCAAACATGCTCATTCTCTCAAGGAAAGTCGACCAGAAAATCCTGATCGGCGACTCGATCTGGATCACCATCATCGAGATCGATGGAAACAAAGTCCGCCTGGGGATCGATGCCCCCAAAGACCAGGCCATTATCCGGCCCGAAGCACACACAACCACCCAAGGAAACGCAGCGTGAAAACCCCGACCAAAAAAACACCGAAGAAACCCAGCCGGCCCGCCAAAGGCTCGGCGCTTTTGGTCACGACCAATGACCGGGAGTTTGTGCGGTGCTGGATGCGGTCCGCCAACGCGGGCCATCGGCTGACCGAATTCGCCCGGGAGTACGGGATGACCTATCACCGGGCCAATTACATCCAGCTCAGGATCCGGGCCATCGGCGTCGACCTCCCCCTGTTGGAGGGGATGCCACCCCGGACCAAGGTCGCCGAGGATCTCAACATCCTGATCAAGGAGATCAAGGGAGAAAACAAAGCGGAAGCGAAGCGGGGAGTTTAAAGGGGAAACGGCCCGGGGCCAGGTCCACCAGGAACAACGGGGAGGAGCAACATGGTAGATGGGAAAAATCTGGACGAGCTGATCGAGGAGCTCTGGAGGCGAAAGCGATCCGGCGAAGCGCTTTCCACCATGGGGGAGATCGCCGACCGGCTGGGGGAAAATGCCAAGCGCCTCCGCCTGTTGGCCAGGACCCGCAAAGTCCCCGCCATTCTGGTCGGCGAGCGGTGGAAATCGGACCTTGATCTCGTGTGCGCCTGGTGGCAGGCGACCCAGGATGCACCCGCCAAGGGAAAGCCAAAAATCGGCTCCCCTTCGAAACGCCGGGAGGCGGTCGTCGTGGCGCTTCAGGAGTTCGGCCAAATGCTCAACCTGAGGAGGGAGTGATGCAAGAAGTCTGGATGAAAATCGGCGAGCCGCTCAGCTTCCCCAAGGGGCGGGTCAAGATCCTCCGCATCAAGGATTCCCGGGTAAAAGTCCGGATCGTCCCCGAGGTTTTTGAGGACGAGATCGTTCGACCCAAAGGCCCGATGGTCGAACCGATCCAACCACGGCTCAAGGGTCCCCGGGCATTACGGGCTCCACTGGGCGAACAGATCGCCGGCGTCATGGTCGGGGTCATTTCCGAATAGGGTTCGGGTCAACGAAAGAGGAAACAAATTCATGAGTTTTATTTATCTGGATTATTCGACCGGGAAAAAGTTTGATTTTCTCAACCCGGATTCAACTCCGCTGACCATGGAACAGATCGCCCGAGGATTGTCCCGGGAGTTTCGCTGGAGTAATCAAAGCCCGCTGATGATCACGGTCGCGGAGCACTCTCTTTTTTGCTCCTACTTTGCCTCGATTCCCCAGGACCATGAACTGGGAATCCTTTTGCATGATGCGAGCGAGTGCGTGATGCGGGACATCCCCGCGCCCTTGAAGGCCCTTTTGCCGGACTATCGGGAGATTGAAAAGCGGGTTCAAAATTCCATCTGGAAAAGTTTCGGGATTCAACCGCCACCCCAGGACCTGATCGAAACAGTGGACGCGCGCGCTTTGGACGCGGAGATCTGGGGGACCCGCCCCCCCATGAACTATGATTTCAAGCCGCTCACGATTGATGTCGCCGAAAGGAGCTTTCTGAATCGGTTCAAGGATCTCTGGGATCGGAAACAGAAAAAAGGATATTAGGACTTTCCCGGGCGCGTTGCCCGGGGAGCGGGGCGGTCATCCCGGGCTGATGATCGCTCCGCACAGTTTGAGGATCGGGCGGGCACGGTGACCCGCGAGCAGTGGTTCTGTCAACTGGCACCTTAAGAATCAATACCGCTTTCGGATGGCTACCCGAAAGGGCGCCTGTAGGTCCAGTAACCCGGTTCGACTCCGGGGATCCTCACTCCAACCCCCTGGGGCCATCCAGTTGAACAAACCAGGGGGTTGGTTTTCTTTAAACGGGTGGGAGTGAATCCATGAGTGAAACCATTGTTGAATCCAAGGGGGAGCAATTGCCTTATGTCAAAAATCCCCGGGGCCATGTATGGATTCGAAACAAGGACGATGGGGTAATCAACATTTTTGGGTTTGAAGAGGGGTTTTGCAACGGCCCGCGGTGCGCCAAATGTGGCTATGGGTTTTGCCACCATTGCCACTCCGGGCCCACTAAGGACTGCCCCGGGGAAGGAAGCGACAAACCAAATTAGAAAAAGTCGCGGGCGGGACCAAGTCCGATTCACCGGCCACTCTCACAGATGGTCACAGGGATTCGGGCGGAAGCGGCCTGAGCCGGGTTCAAATCCCGGCGCTCGCATTGGGTGAACTCGATAGGCATCAGGGGGAGCAACGATGGGTTTTCTTTTCTGGCTGGTGATGGCGGGCGGCGCGGTCGGGCTGGGCCTGTCCGCCTGGTGGTTGTTTCTTTGGGGCGAGCTTCGGCACGCCCGGGTGATTCAGGCGATCAACGGGTCCAACCTCATTGTCGTCGACAAGATCCTTGATGAGATCCAAAATGTGGGCCGCAAAATCATCATCAACCAGGAGCGAACCAGAAACAAATTTAACGCCGAACAGGAAGTCGAACGCCTCCGCTCGGCCATCGCCCTCCACAAATCGGTCGCACAGGCCGAATACGGCGACCACCCCGAAACCCAACTTCCCGAGGATCTCGCCCTCTGGGCCGTGCTGGATGAGAAAGGAGGGGGAAAATCATGAGCACGGAAACCAAACCCTACATCCCCATCGATGTCGACCTGCCTGAGTGTGAAGAGCTCGGCGGGCTGTCGATGATCCTGGGCAGATCCGAGAATGAAATCATGGGCGCCTTGATCCGGGTCTGGCGCTTTGCCACCCATCGGCTCGCCATCGGGAGCGACCGGGCCAATTTTGTCACCCCCGAAAAGCTGGACCAGATTGCCGGCCTTTCCGGTCTGGCCCAGGCGATGGTCCGGGTCGGCTGGCTGGTGGTCGGCGAATCGTGGCTCGAATTCCCAGGCTACAACGACGGCGGACGGCGAAAGTCTATCGCACAGTTTCGTCACGACAAAGGCCAACAAACCCGAAAGGCCACGGCGGCCAAAGCGGCCCAACAGGCCAAAGCGGAACAAACGCCCATTAAGGAAAAGAAAGGAGAGGACATCGTAACGGGCATCGTAACGACCAACGCAACGATGATCGTTACGACCGACGCAACGGACATCGCAACGATGGACGCAACGGGCGACAATATAAATATAAATATAAATACAAATAATAATACTAAGATTTTCCCCCCCTCCCCCGTTCCGGGGGCGGACCCAAAACCTCCTCTCGATTCTCATTTTCCCAGCAACTCCGGACAACGGCCAACCCGGTCAGGCCGCCACGAGCGCCGGAGCGATCGGATTCTCCAGCTCCTTTCCCTGTCCCTGGCGGAGTCCTGGGCCAAGTGGATCCAACACCTTGCCGACCTGAACGAGCTCCCGTCCATGGAAACGGCCCGCATTTGGGCCCAAAGGATCGATCGTTTGCCAATTGGGGAATCAAGTCAGCTAATCGCCAAAGCGATCGAGCGGGGCTGGTACACGCTGGACGGGCCAAGCGGGGGACGACCGGAAAAGGCGCCGGCACGGTTGCCGGACAGTGGCGGCCAGGGGAGCGGAGAATGCCCACGCCCCTACCCCACGGCCAACGGGTCACCGATGCGGGAGGGCCAGGACTGGTACTGGAGGGACAAGGCAACGGGGGCAAGGTGGAGATTTTCCAAGGCTAGCGGAAAGTGGGTGGGGGCGTGAACATCTTCAAGAAAAATCCTTTGCCGTGGAAGGTGGGCGAATGGTGCCAAATTGAGGCCATTTTTGACAAAAACGAAAATGTCGTGATCATGGCCAACTCTTTCCAGGGGCCCGAGGGTTCATCCGGGCTGACCAAATTCGTCGCAAACCTGGTCAACAGTCACGCGGAAATGCTCCGGGTTTTGGAGGAAATCCAGCCCCATGTCGACGAGTGGCATTTTCCGGTGACGGCTTGCGACGAAATCCAGGCCGCGATCAAGCAGGCAAAGGAGGTGGGGCAACTATGAAAACTTACGCCTGGCGCCAGATGATTTGCGAAGAGTGCTGTTTACCCAAGCTGACGGTTGCCATTGGGGCTGATCGGTGTTTTTGTGCGGAATGCCTTGCCAACGCTATCGCTTCCTCATCGAATTCGCTGACATTCATGGGTTTCCCCATGGCCAAAATCTACTCCATTCCCCAAATGCTGGAGGCTCTGCAAAAGGCCGAGCAGTTTCTCAAAAACGGGATTGAATTGGGATATGTCCGGATGCCTGAACTTCTCATGGATTCGGCCCATCAAACCCTACCCATGATCACCAAGGCCCTGACCAAGGCGGGAGTGAAACCCCAATGATCCATTACCACGGAACGCCATGCGGGGCTACGCGGGAGGATGTCGCCCGTTTTCTGAAAGGAAGACACGCCCTGATTTCCTTTTTTCGGCCTGAGGATATCGGCACAGCCGCTGAGGTTTGCCAATCATTTTGCCTGGACAACGGGGCATTTTCTGCATGGAAACAAGGCGAGAAAATCAACTGGGACGGCTATTACGATTTTGTTCGCCAGTGGCGCCGGCATCCGGCTTTTGATTGGGCTATTATCCCGGATGTTATTGACGGGACGGAGGAGGAAAATGATGAACTGATCATTGAGTGGGAGGACCGTCTTGGAGAGTCTGATGGGGTTCCAGTCTGGCATCTCCATGAGTCCTTGGAACGCCTAGGCCGGCTGGTTTCCCAGTGGGATCGAGTGGCTCTGGGGTCAAGTGGATCCTTCGCCACCGTGGGGACGGTTGAATGGTGGAAGCGTATGGCGGAGGTTATGAGGCATTCTTGTGATCTGGCAGGCAGACCAGTGGCAAGACTCCACGGGTTGAGGATGCTTGACCCAGAAATATTTACCCGGTTGCCCTTGTCGAGTGCGGACAGCACAAATGCCGTGCGGAACTCTTCGAACCATAAAAGGTTTGGGATTTATGTCCCACCCAATGCAAGCACAAGGATGAGTATCATCGCGGAAAGGGTGGAGGCTCATCAATCTGCCTCCGTTTGGTCTGGTATTGATTTTTGCCAAAGTGAACTTTTTCCGGATTTTGAGCTTCAAGCGGAGGTTAAATAAATGAAAACTCCCGCTGAAAAGGACGAATTAAAGCGGCTCCGGGAGCAACTTCGTTGGCGATGCGCCAAGGATAAACCACCAACTGAACAGGGAAGATATTTAACCCTCGGAATTGATGGAAAAATAAGGATTTATTGTTGGTTCATGTCGAGCGGATGGTTTCTTAGGGAGCAGGCTTTGATTTGTGCCTGGCTGCCAATTCCAAGGCCCCAGTTTGACCGCGAAGCGGAGGCAGAATAAATGAAAACTCCCGCTGAGGTGGCCGCGCTTTTGGTTCCTGCCCGGTTTCGTGCTGGTCGGGTGGTCACCTGGAAGTTTGCCAGGAGGCCTATCGAGGACTTTCCCTCCCCTGGTCGGTGGAGGGTTTGGCACTCGTTTTGGGGAAAGCGGTCGCTATGTGTCACCCGATTCCGCAAGGCCCGCCGCTATGGGATCATCATTGATGGTCAGCGGTTTAATGTGTTCGAGCTCTTTGCCCTGGCCGAGCGGAGGTTTCAACATGGGTGAATCGGTTACGGGGCGCGATCCCCGGTTTTATCGGTTGTTTGATGGGACCGCCTGGCCGGTTCCCTCCGAGCGATTGTCCGAAGTCGCCATGAAAATGAAATATGGCCGGCCCACGGACAACGAAAAACAGATCGCCGCCATGGTGCTCGAAGCCTTTACCAAATTGGTTCATTTGCCATTTTCCGAGAGGGAAAAGGTTATTTCCGAATTAAAGCAGGGGCCGGGAATTGAAACAAAAGGGGGAATGAAATAATGGCAAAAATTTTGAGGTCGCCATTGGGTATTAAGCACATATTTCGTGGTGAATGCTCGAATTGTAAGTGTTATATTGAGGGACACAAATCAGAATTATCAGACAATATATTAATTAAGACAGGAGAATTTGCTGGGAGGGTTGCTGGTTTATGCAAATGCCCATTTTGTGGATTTGGAAGTGTAGGCGTGATGAATTTAATGCCGGGAGATGAAGACCCGTTTATTTCTTCGCCTTGGGTTAACCAAATCATTTGCCAGGCAAAGGAAGGAAACCCATGAGCACATCCACACCAACCACCGACCCGCACGATGGGCCCATGTCGCTGATCCGGATGGGGGACTGGCGGTTTTTATGCCATGGCGTCAGATTTCAATCGCAATATTTTAGCAATTTGGAAGAGCTTACAATTGATATTCATTTAATGGGCGAAAGCACTTGGCGAATTTTAGAAGATGATTTGAGGCGCCGCAAAATATTGGGTGATCCACGACAAGGCTGTTTAAAGGCATCATGGCCCCGACCCGAGACCGGTTTTGCCGAGGTCGATTTTGTTGCCCATTGTGATGGAAGGCTGGCCCAACCTCTTTGGGAACTGTTGGGCGGGTCCCGATCCCGGGAGCGGTGGGAGCTGGCGGGCGATCTGGCCGAGCAACATGGCCACAAGGCTCTGGCGGCGCTTTTCCGCCGTTGGGCCGACATTGGAACCTGGGATTCTTAAGGGGTCACCAAGTGAAAAAACTACCTCGATTTTGTTGCCGTGGTCATGAGCTGGTTAGATTTCCCGTCGCCCTCGACAAGTGGGGACGGGCCTATGATGCGAGCCATTTCCACGGCGCCTATTGCAAAATCCGGGAGTCGGTGCTGGATGGGAGGGGAGCCGACCGGGGCCTCCCCGCGATCGTCCTGGCTCATCGGGATCGATGCCAATTCGATGGGGATCATTTCGCGGTCTGGGCGGGCCGCGTCGGCGCGTTGCCGCAAGGGTAATAACAAATTAAATCAGATTAAATCAGAATAAATAGGGAGCACTATGGAGACGGACTGGAAGCGGATCGGGGTGGCGTGTGATCTGGCGGGCAAGCGGGGAGCGGTCACCATCGCCCGGGCCGAGGACCATGGTTTCGCGGTCGGGGCGACCGATGGGGTCAATGTGCTTCATGTGGGGTCGTTTGCCGAGGGGACCATTCTCGGTTCGGTTCAATCCCAGGGGTTTGGCGCGGCGGCGTTGCTGCCGGCACTGTCCCTTTTGGACATGGGGAAACATTTCCAGGTTACCTCCCCAGGGGTCGAGATGGACCTGATCAAGATCGCCGGGGGAGCGGTCAGCCTCGGATCGGGGCCGTTTCAGTCCATCGGCGATTATGGTCATGGGTTTCTGGAGGCGATCGGCTCGGTCAGCCATGCCAGGAAATCCGGCGAGAACGATCGCATCATGGCTGGGATCCATTTCTCCTATTGGCGTAAACGCAACTGGGTCCAATGTACCGACGCCAAGCGGTTGGCCATCGCCCCCGTTGGTCCTGGGAGCCCACCCGAGAACACCATCCACCCGACGACCGTGAAATTGTTGGAAAAGGTCTGGACCAAAACCCAGCGGGTCCTGGTTTCCTCATCGCCCAACGGGATGCGGTTTGCGGCGATGGATGGGTCCTGGTCGGTCTATGGCTCGGGACTCGATGGGAATTATCCCAACCTTCTTTCCCTGGTCGATGAGCTCGACGCCCAGGAGGTTACGGCGTCATTCGCGCCCGAGGAGATGATCATTCACCTGGAGCGGGCCCAGACCTTTTCCAAGGGGGAAGGCGGTTCCGATGTCGAGGTGACCATGACCGATGAGGGTGGCTGTTGGGTTTGCGCGTCCAGCGTCATCGGCTCCTATGAGGGTAGGTTTGACCTGTTGACCAAACCCAAGGCCCTGGTCGGCTGGGTCTGGTCGCCGGATTACGCCCTCGACTGGCTCACCCAGGCCAAGGAGGTGGTCGAGATCAAGATCGCTCAATCCGATGCCAAGATCCTTTTAAGGTCGGGCGAACTCATGGCCATGATCGCGCCCAAGTCCAAAGACTGATCGATCAAGGTCGATTTTGTAGTCGAACCCAACCCGGCGCCTTCCTATCTCACGCCCGGGCCCAACCCCACGCTTCGGTATTTCATCGGGTGAACCTTTCGAGGGAGCACCTGAATGGGCAAACAAACCACACTCTGCGACCCGGCCAACCCCCCGGCGCCACCGCGCCGACCCAAGGGAATGGTCGTGCCGTTGCGGGCGCTCGGTCGTGAACTCTGCGAACTCCATCACAACTTGCCAGCCAAAGTCGCTTCCAAGTGGGGCCGCCGTTACGGCCTCGATGTCGAGGAGCTGGAAAACGACCTCACCCTCGAACTTTGCCATGTGTGTGCCAGGCTCCCGGTTTACAAGAACAAAGCGGGCGTTCTCCTGGGAACCCATGGCCGCGACCCCCGCCGCTACCTCTACAGCTCCCTTCGCCGCCGCATCGCCGATCTCCTCATCCTCCGAAGCAAACAACCTGATCTCAAAGAGTACGCCCGAACCCGCGAGCGCCGCGACCAGCCCAGCCCCCTGGAAGCGATCTGCGAAAGCGAAGGAGGCGAGGAAGACTAGGCGATCCGGGCGTTTTTGCTCGTCCCGGGGGGGGGGATGGACCCCCAGGGTGGGGGCATTGAGCCCGTTAGAC